TGCAATATCTGGAATTGATTCGCATATTAATTCTTTATTATTTCCTTTATTTTTAGATTTATATAGCGCCCAAGCTCCCAAACACATACAATGATTATTTCCAATTCTATTTTTAGACCAATTTCCTTGATTAGTAATTTTAGAGAAATTACTAGTTTCATTATTTACATTAAAACATATTTGATGAACACCTCCATCTTTTTCACTACAATATCCATGTTTATCCCAACTACCTGATTTATATCCAGTTTTACATTTTTTTAATGGTTCTCCATATATATTAATATTAATGTTATAATAAATAATTTAATCATATTATATATTTATAAATATAATTTATTTGTATCTTCAATTAATACTCTACATAATCCACATTTAAAATTTTCTGACCCTTGATATTGTTTTTGTTTTGTTAAACAATCTGAACAAGCTGTATGCCCACATGGAATAATATAATGATCTATTGGATTTGTTAAACATAATTGACATATATTACAATTATTAAAATTATTAATATATCTAATTACATTAATATAATTATTCATCTCTTTTCTTTTATCTATATATTTTTGTTTAGAATTAATAATATTACTATTTTTATATAACATATTTGATAATTCTAACATTGTTTTAATCATCTTCTCATTTTCTTTATTATCTATATCATTGTTTAAAGATTTTGTTTTTTTTAACATTTTATCAATTGTTTCAATATCATCATTATTTATATTTATATCATTTATTAAATTTGATTCTAATTTTAACAATTCATCTTGCTTTTTAATATAATCTTTTTTAAAATCTATAATATCATTAATCAATTTAGTATTTTGATCACTCATATTTTTTGAAATTAAATTTTTAATACATTTTAATAATAAATCTATATTTAATTTTTCTATATCATAATTTAATTTATTTAATATAGGTGTAATTAGTTTTAATTTAATATTATCAATTAATAAATTACTATTATCTCTAATTAATAAATATAATACTTCTGAAGCAATTGTATCAATTTTATTATCTTTTTTAACATTTTTAATTATATTTAATTGAGAATCTAATAAAAATGTATCACATTCAATATGTTTAAGTAATTCTAATTTAATTACATACATATCATTATAAAAATTATCTCTATTAATGAAATTTATATTTTCATGTATAAATAAACTATTATCTATATTACTTATTAATTCATTTGATATGCTAGTAGTTTCTAAAATATAATCTCCAGAACTACAGGTACTGAAATCAACTGGAGAGTAGTAAATATTATCCATTTATTTATTTTATTAATTATAAACTTTAAACTATTTCATTAAATCTAATATATCCATTAATTTAAATTTATTTTTTTTTGTTATATTTTTATTTTTTAATTCATTTATTTTTTCTTTGTAAATAATAATTTCTTCTTTATCTAATAATGAAAAAATATTATAAAGTGATAATATATATTTATAACATATATCATCATCTTCTATAATAATACTATCAAACATAATATTTATAATTTTGTTATTATATTCTTTTAATAAATTATTTATTTCAAGTTTAACTATAAATATAGATAAACCAATAACATCATCTATATTTTTATTCATAGAACATAAAGATAAATAGTCTGTTTCTTTTTTTTGAAAATTAACATATATTTTATCCATTTTATTATTTATAAATAATTCTAATTTTACTGTTTTATCAATTATTAATATTTTTTTAATAATTTCAACATATAAATCTGTATATTGAATTTCAGATATACTTTTATCTATTATAATATCCAATATATGTGGTATTATATGATGCGTAGTTCCTATTTCCAATATTATTTTTTTAACAATATTCTCTATATTATTATCAGTTAATTTATTTAATAAATTATGTATATTTTTAATAATTAATGTATCTGTTGATAAATTATTTTTAAATTTAACATTTTTTGAAGATATATTCATTTTATAATAATTTTTATTAATTGTTATAGATGAAATGGTTTCTAATAAAGCATCTATTTTATCTGCATTATTAGATATGTACTCTTTATAATTAGACAAAAAATCATCACTATTAAATAGTGATTTAAACGACTCGTATTTATAATGAGTCACCATTTTATATATATACTATTATATTTTATTTCCTTAAATTATTTAACCACTACACATCTCACATGATTCGGGGGCAATTGTAAATTGTATTGCTTTACTTGATGGTCGTGTTCTTAAATAATACATACCTGTTTTTAATCCTTTTTTATGAGCATAGAAATGCATTGATGATAATCTAGAATAATTTGGAGCTTCCATAAATAAATTTAAACTTTGTGATTGACATATAAATTGACCCCTATCACTTGACATATCTATTATATTTTTTTGTTTTAATTCCCAAGCAGTTTTATATCTACTTTTAATAATATCTGGAATACCAATTATTGCTTGAATTGAACCATCATTTTTAATTAAATTATCTTTCATTTCATGTGTCCACATATTAAATATTTCTAAATCTTTTACCATATAATCATTCATTACTAGATATTCACCTGATAATACTCTTCTAGAGTAAATATTTGCCATAACAGGTTCAAAACATTCATAATTACCTAAGATTTGTGAAGTAGAGGCTGTTGGCATTGGTGCCAATAGTAAACTGTTTCTAATTCCATATTTATTAATTTCCCCCCTCAATGTTGTCCAATCATGTAAACAATTGTCTACTTCTTTTTCCCACAAATCAAATTGTAATTTACCTTTATGCATAGGAGATCCAATATATGATGAATATGTACCTAAATATTCTTCTCTATTTAATTCTTCTTCGATTGGATTTAATTTTAATTCTAAATTTTTTATTTCATCTAATAATGATGTATCATTATTATTATACATTTCTTTTAAAGATTTCATATCAATTTCTCTTTCTTTAGCAAGTTCCATTGATCTTTGTAAAGCACCAAAATATATAGATTCAAATATATCTTTATTTAATTGTTTAGCTTCATCTGAATCAAAACTAATCTTTAATTCATAAAAGACATTAGCTAAACCTTGAATTCCTATTCCAATTGGTCTGTGTCTAAAATTAGATAATTTTGTTTTAGGTGTTGGATAATAATTATAATCAATAATGTTATTTAAATTTTTAGTTAATATTTTACTAATTTTGACTAATTTTTTGTGATTAAATACAGGTCGAATATATCTCTCTAATTCTGTATATCCACCAATATGTATATTATTTATTCCATTTTTAATATATATTTGAGGAAATTTAACACCAACAGGGGTTTGACCACTTAATAAAAGATTTTTATATGATACTTTTTCGTATTTTATATTATAATTATTTAGTAATTTTTCAGAAGCATTACAATACATACAATCTGGCTTTGAATAAATTTTAAAATTCATTCCTGTATAATCTGGATATTCTAAACAACTTTTTAAAGAGATAGATGCTAAATTACATACAGCTGTTTCTTCTTTATTTGTATATTCAATAATTTCTGTACATAAATTAGATGATTTAATTGTTCCTAAATTTTGTTGATTTGATTTACGATTAGCAGCATCTTTATAAACTAAATATGGTGTTCCTGTTTCAATTTGTGAATTTAAAATAGCAAACCATAATTCTTGAGCATTTACTCTCTTATTATATTTTTCTTCTTTTTCATATTTTAAATATAATTCTTCAAATTTAGAACCCCATATATCATATAATCCTTTACATTTATCTGGACAAAATAGAGACCATTGTTCATTATTTTTAACACGTTCCATAAATAAATCATTAATCCATAAACCATAAAATAAATCTCTTGCTCTTTCTAATTCATTACCATGATTCTTTTTTAATTCTAAAAATTCAAAAATATCTGCATGCCATGGTTCTAAATATATTGCAAAAGATCCATTTCTTTTACCACCACCTTGATCTATATATCTTGCTGTATCATTAAAATTTCTAAGCATTGGAACAATACCATTTGAAATACCATTAGTTCCAGCTATAAATGACCCTTTTGCTCTGATATTATGTATAGCTAAACCAATACCTCCAGCTGATTGCGAAATTAAAGCACAATCTTTTAATGTATCATATATTCCTTCTACACTATCATCCTGCATCATTAATAGAAAACAACTGGAAAATTGTTCTCTTTTTGTTCCAGCATTAAATAATGTGGGAGTAGCATGAATAAAATATTGATTTGACATAAAATCATATGTTTCAAATGCCTTATCTAAATCATTCCTATGAATTGATAAAGATACTCTCATTAATAAATCTTGAGGTCTTTCTACAATTTTACCATTAATTTTTAATAAATAACTTTTTTCTAATGTTTTAAATCCAAAATAATCTAATTTATAATCATTTTTATAATTTATTTTATCATTAATTATATCCATATTCTTCATAGTTAAATTATAAATTATATCATTTACTAATGGTTTTGATGTTCCATCCTCTGTTTTATAATTATATAAATTACTAATAATATCAGAAAATTTACCATTTGTATTTTTGTGATGATTAGATATTACAATTCTTGAAGCTAATTCTTTAAAATCTAGATTTTTACTATATAATGATATAGCTACTTCAGATGATAAAATATCTAATTTAGTTGTTGATACTTTATCATGAATTTCAGAACATATTTTTTGTGCTATAATTGTTGGATCAATGTTTAATACTTTTAAACCGGGTTCATTACATAAACTAGAAATGCGATTCATTATTTTATCAAAAGATACATTTTCAAAATCACCATTTCTTTTTTGAACCCTCATAACCATTTAATATATATTATATTATCAATAATTATTTAAATAATATCAAATTAATTATTTATATTAATCATTTATATATCGTTTAATATTTTAAACAATTATTTAATCTTTTATTATCTATCATATCTATATGATTTTTTAATATATATTTTATTATATCTGATTTGTTATTTTCTATACATATATCTAACATTTTTGGAATTTGTTTTTTATACATTTTATATTTTGGATTATCAATAAAAAATTTACATATATCTAAATAACCACATTCTGTTGAATATAATAAAAATGAAGCATTTGTTTTAACCAAATCAAATAAATTAAAATTATTACATTTTTTTATATCATCATCTTCATCATCTTCATCACATGTATTTGTTAAATAAAAACGATTAAATAATACATTTATATTCATTTTATATTTTAAAGATTCTTCTAAAACATCTAATCTATTATTTTTAATTAAATGTATAACATCAATATTTTTTAATTTAATATTATTTTGATATAACCAATTAAATATTTTTACATTTCCATTTTTATATAATTTATTCATTAATTCATCATTATCTTTATTATTACATATTTCTATCTTATTATTATTTATTATTTTTGAAAAATCTTTACATAAATACTTTAAACAATATGTCATTAATGGGGGGTTATCAATTATAACATCTTTTAAAATTTTATATAATATATCTTCAGATAAATTGTTTAAATAAAACATTTATTATTACATATATTATAATTGTTAAATGGTTAAATAATTTGAAATTATTAATTATAATAAATTTTAAATATTCAATGATAATTGATAAAGAATTTATGGAAAATATTCAATTATATATTAAAGTTCAAAATATACAATTATTAAAATATATTTCTTATAATGAAGGATGGGATTTTAAAGAATTAGTTACGATTATAAATAAATTATATTGAACATATTGTTATCTCCGAATTATTTTTTATACAATGTAAACACATTGATGTAATTACTAATATAATACCAACTATTAAGTAATATTTATTCATATATATATAAAATATATTTATTATTTATATATTTATTATTTATATATTTATTATTTATATATTTTATTATTTTATTATATTTATTATTCATATTTCTTATCTTATTTATCTCTATATGTAAATTTAATTGTAAATTTATACTATCATTACACTAAAAATTATTTTTAATCATATTTATATTTATATTATTTATATTTACATATTCATTTAATCTATTATTTATATTATAAATTAATAATAATTTACACATATTACTCATAAACATATATATATATATATGATAATAAATAATTTTAAAATGATAAATTATTAAATAAATCTAATTTATTTTTAAAGATGTCATCACACTCATCTTCATTTTTATTTTTTTTTTTATTTATTTTTAATTT